TTGGGGCCGCTGTTACGGTTCCCTGGCAATGCGCGAACGTTACCCGCAATGGGATGATTCCGGCACTAAAGAAGGCTTGGCTTGGCACGATTTAGCCAAGTCGTCTTTAACCGGTCAGCCGTTGACGCCAATTGGGACCATCGTGCGTGACGATGTGGTGATTACGGAAGAAATGCACAAGACCGTAGCGGAGTATCACCGCTTCGCTGCCTCTTGGGGTCTACCGCTCTATGTTGAGCGTCCTATGCCCATACCCGACATTCATCCGACCGAATGCGGAGGAACCCCCGATGTATGGGCATACGATCCAGTCAATTACATTATTCGCCTGCTCGATGGCAAATTTGGGCATATCCCGGTTGACGTGTTCGAAAACAAACAATTGATTTGCTACGCGTCCGGCATCGCTTCACTGCTGGGAATTGACGGAATGAGCGATCAATTCGTTTGGGTGGAAATGACGATTTATCAGCCCAGGTTTTACCGGGGCGATGGTCCGTTTTATACGTGGCGTGTTCGGCTCTCAGACTTGCGGGCGCACATCAATAAATTGCGCATGGCTGGTGAGTACGCCTTGCAAGAGAATGCGCAATTGACCGTTGATGTCGTCGCTTGCACGCATTGCAGCGCACGCGGCAAGTGTAATGCATTGCAAAAGTCGGGGCAGTATGGGATCGCTGTTGCAGCCGCACCGGCTCCCGTTGAATTGTCCACATGGGCGGCTTCTAACGAACTCGCTATGTTGGACGATGCAATCGCAATTCTCGATGCGCGCCGGTCAGGGCTTCAGGCTGAAATTGAACACGGGCTCTTGTCGGGCAACGTGGCACCCAGGCACACGCTTGAGCGCAAAGGTACACGGGAACGTTGGAAGGCAGGCGCTGCGCAGACATTGGCAGGCGTTGCCGCGCTCATGGGTAAGAACATCGTCAAGGACGTGGAACTCATTACGCCTAAACAGGCACGGGAGATATTACCGCCAGAACTGGTTAGCAAGTACGCAGAAAAGCCATTAGGGGAATTGGTTGTTACCCGGCTCAACACAAACACAACCCGTAAAATTTTTGGAGCAAACAAGTCATGACACAAGCTGCAACTCAAGACAAATACCTGAATATCCTTTTCCCCACTGGTCGTCTGGTTTCGTCCAATTTGTACGAACCGCGCACCAAGGATATGCAGGGTAATCCGCTGGTGTACAAGAGCGGCAAGAACGCAGGTCAGCCCAAGGTTGATTACAGCATCGGCGTGGCAATCCCCAAGACGCAAGCCGCTTGGTATAGCGAGCCGTGGGGTCAACAGATTCACCAGTTCGCGCACCAAGTTTGGGGCAACATGATCCAGCGCCCTGACTTCGCATGGAAGGTGATCGACGGCGATTCCGCCATTCCCAATCAGAACAACAAACTGCCCAAGGATCAAGAGGGTTATCCCGGCCATTGGGTGATCTTCTTTGGTCGCAACAGCGCGCCGCGCATCGTCAATAGCGACGGTTCTGCGTATCTGCTCGATGCCAACGCTGTGAAGGCTGGCTATTACGTTCAGGTGCAAGCAAGCCTGAAGAGCAACGAGAACGCGCAGAAGCCCGGCCTGTATTACAACCATGATTTCGTCTCGTTGCAGGCATACGGCCAAGAAATTTCACGCGGCCCCGATCCGTCGCAGATCGGTTTCGGCAAGTCGGCATTGCCCGCTGGTGCATCGGCTGTTCCGATTGGCGGCATGTCGGCACCGATGCCCACACCGGGCGGAATGGCTCCCCCGCCAGCAATGCCGGGAATGGCCGCGCCTTTGCCGACTGGCGCACCCGTGGGCGTTCCTGCTCCCCAGGCGATGCAAGGTGTCCCGATGCCTGCACCCGTGGCCGCACCGCACATGCCAGCGCCCGGCATCCCGGCACCGCAACAAGCTCCCATCATGCCGAACCCTGGCTTTGTGCAGAACGCGATGCAACCCCCGGCACTCACGCCGCCCGCATTGCCCGTCGCGCCGCAAATGGGTCCGAACGCTCAAGGCTTCACGTATGAGCAATGGAAGTCCCAAGGCCACACGGATGAAGCGCTGCGCGCATCTGGCGTTATTATCTAAGCTGGTAACGGCTTAACTTGACCGGGCCTAGCGCCCGGTTTTTTCATGAGGACACAGCATGCTATCGCGTGACAAATTTCTAGCCGCTGATACTGAGTGCTATCACGATTATTGGATGATTGGCTTTCTCGATCCGGCAACGGATTTGGTGTACCAATTCGAAATGTTCCCCGGTCACCAATTAGACATCAACGGTATCGTGTGGCTATTGCAGCGACATACGCTCATTACTTTCAACGGTATCAACTACGATGAACCGATGTTGAATCTTGCCCTGCAAGGTGCGAACTGCGCCACATTGAAGCAAGCCAGCGATGCAATCATTGTTGGCAATTTGAAGCACTGGCATTTTTACGATCATTTCGGCATTCAGAAATTGCCATTTATAGATACCGTTGATATCAGCGAAGTGGCCCCAGGCGTGCGAATCAGCCTGAAGAAATATGGGGCGCGTATGGCATGCCGGAACTTGCAGGACTTGCCGATTGAACCGCACGAACTGATAGCCACACCAGACCGTCGTCGCCTCATTTCGACATACAACGTCAAGGATTTGAAGAACACCGACCAGTTGCGCGCAAAGATACAAGGCGCACTTGATATGCGCGAGGCATTGAGCGCCAAATATGGCGTTGATATGCGCAGTAAATCAGATGCGCAAATTGCTGAAGCCATCTTTAAAACACGCATCGGCAATTTCAAACGTTTCGTTCCGCACGGTTTCCAGTTTCAATACACGCCGCCCCCGTTCATTCAGTTCCAAACGCAATACATGCGCGACGTGCTGGAAATGGTTAAAGCGTGCGTCTTCACGGTCAGCGACAAGGATCAAGTGGACGAGGACAGCCTTGATGCTGATGGAAATCCATGGAAAACGGGGATTGTCATTCCCGATCAGCTAAAGAAACTGAAGGTGAAGATTAACAACGGCACATACACGATGCGCATTGGCGGTTTGCACTCGACCGAATCAAAGCAGTTCTTTTATGCCGTTGGTGATTGGGTGTTAAAGGACCGTGACGTTAAATCTTTCTACCCTTCATTGATCCTCAATTTAGGATTGTATCCAGACCAGTTAGGCCCAGCGTTCCTTGAGATTTACCGCGAAGAGTACAACACACGCCTTGATGCGAAGGACAAACTGCCCAAGGTTAAAAAGTTGCTCGATGCACAGCCGGGCAACGAGGCGCTGAAGAAAGAAGTTGAACGCCTGAAAAACCTTGAGGGTGGCGGTAAGATTTTGCTTAACGGTACGTATGGCAAGTTGGGCTCCAAGTATTCAATCCTGTTCGCGCCGGAATTGATGCTGACCGTTACGCTCACCGGGCAATTGTCGCTGTTGATGCTGATTGAGGCAATGGAGAACCAAGATATTCAAGTCATCAGCGCCAACACAGACGGCATCGTTTTACGTTACCAGAAGTCGCAGCAGGGCATAGTGAATGGCATTTTGAAGTGGTGGGAAGATCTGACTAGCCTTGAAACTGAAGAAACGGACTATGTCGCTATTTTCTCGCGTGACGTTAATAATTACGTGGCCTTCAAACGTGACGGCAGTTACAAGGCCAAAGGCGTGTTTGGTGATGTGACATTAACGAAAGATCCGAGCGCCAGGATTTCCACGGAGGCGGCAATCGCTAATCTGCGAACAGGCGTACCGGTTGAAGACACGATCAAGGCATGCAGTGATATCCGCAAGTTCATTGTGGCCCGCAACGTCACAGGCGGCGCGACGTGGAACGGTCAAGACTTGGGAAAGATGGTGCGCTGGTATTACTCAGCGGTCAGCAGCGTGGCAATCCACGCAAAGAAGTCAGGCAATAAGGTGAGCGAGTCAGATAATGCAATCCCAATGATGGATTTGGTTGATTATCTACCGCTCGACTTGGATCGTTCGCGCTATGTGCAAAAGGCGCGGGATATTTTGAACTCACTTGGAGTTACAGCATGATCGAATATGACGATACGCGACTGTTTTATCACGATTGGTCAGGCACAAAACTACCGTGCATTACTGACGATTTCGGTAACGTTCATAGCCTCACTGTTAGGCAATGTTGGGGTCAACTATTTTTTTGAATTAGGTTTCAGTCCGTATTAAAACAAAAGCCCCGGTTGGTCCGGGGCTTTTTCATTTGTCGTTCAATCCTAGTACAACCGCTGCGTATTTCTGGCAAGTTCTCAAGGCTGTTTCGGTGTCGTTGATTCCTTGTCGTAGGGCGTAATAATCTTGTCTAGCAGCGGGAGCAAGCTCGCCCGTGGCTGCATCATTTGCGCCGGGGGATTGGGAATTGCCGGACACGCGGACAGGACCGGGGATGACGTTGACGCGCAACCCGCAAGTACCATTAGCAATGCAACGCTGCAAGCGCTGATTTTCAGCGGTGAGGACAGCAAGCTCTTGCTCATGATCTTTTGAAATGCTGTACACCCGGTCATTGTTGATTTGATCGCCTTTGCGTGCATCATTGATTCCTTTTAACTGTTCCTGCAACGTTTGGTTATCGTCACGAAGGTTCTTGTTTTGCTGGATCGTCTTGGCGTAATCCCACGTAAAGAACGCTAACACCAGCACAAACACAACGAGTAAAGCGGCTTTTAATTTGTCATACATAGTTCATATTCCTGATCGCGTCTAGTAACTTGTCCAAAGCAGGAACGATCTACACGACAATCTTTCCCGCCATCCCTGACCCAGCGCAATATCTGTTTGCATGCGTCCTCCCTTTGGCTGCTCTTAAGCAATTTCAGGAATGTGCTGCTATTGCACTTTGTAACGCCGATATTGTAAATGCAAAATGACATAACAGCCGCCCGCTGTGGCGCGCTCATTTGAACCCCTGGCGCAATCGCGTAGCTTTCTTCCTCAATCTCTTGCAAGCGCTCATCAAGCATTGCCTCGCATTCTTCCATCGTTTTCTTATCGCCCTTCTTTACCCCGCGTGTCTCGCCATAGCAAATTGTCCACACGCCGCCCGCGTCAGGGTACGCAGTCAGTGACACGCCTTCTTTCTCTTTCAAGAATTGTTTGGCGATTTGTGGGGCCGTGGCCCCCGCTGCTATCAGCGCCAGGACGGCGGCGGACA